AGCACCATATAATTCGAAAATGTTTTTTTATCTTCTGGTTCTAGTTTATCCCAATACTTTGGGTCTTGTACATTTGTTATTTGTTTAATATGGTCAAATAATCCTTTAGCCATTATCCTTATCTTCTTGTTTTTTTCTATCCAATTCTTCTAATACTGCAAGTTGTGGTGATAGCAACTCTTCACATATCTCACCACAATTCCCACAAAGTAAAACTTCGATTGGCACTACTACATCTTGAGCAGTTCCTGCTACTAACTTAGATATCTTTCTAAATTTAGAACCATCTATGAATACATCATAACCACAATGTGAACAAATTACAGGATTCGATTTACCTAAATCAATTTTAGGGCCATTACCTTGTGTTGGTTGTTCTGATGCTTTTTGTGGTTTGTTACCACCAATTCCTACTATTTTTGCCATTTTAAATTAAATTTAATATTTCGATTAATGTTGCTGCAGTTGGTATTTCTTTATCAATTGCATTGAAGTGTTTGTTTTGTCCATCTGATAATGTGATGATTACATTAGCAGTATTATTAGGTGCATATTCGTCTACCTTTTCATAAAGTAAAGTAAATAGTTCGGAAAAATCATTTGACCTACTATCGATAATAGCTTGTCTTACTTTAGAATATTTATTTCTCTTATCATCTGAAGATTTTAGTATATCTAAAACTTTCATTTTATAATCATTCTCTAAAAGGTTTTTTGTATCTACTTTCAATTCACCCTTAATTGAATTTAATTGACAAGTATTGATAATTTTACGAATATCAGGATAACCTGCATCAATAATTGGGACTAAATCTTTTGGTTGATATGTTACATTTTCACTACCTAGAATTTTTGAAATTTGTATTGCAACATCTTTCTTAGTTGGAGGTATGATTTGAAAAGTTTGACATCTACTCTGAATTGGTTCTATTACCTTTTCTACATAGTTACAAGTTAATATAAATCTACAATGCTGTGAAAATGTTTCCATCAAGTTTCTTAATATGGCTTGTGCATTCTGTGACATATAATCAAACTCATCTAATATAACAATTTTATATTTTTTGAATCCCATTGAAGATGCAAACCCCTTTACTTTATTTCTTACAGTTTCTACATTATTTTCATCAGATGCATTAATTATCATATAATCACAATCAACTGATTTTACAATTAGTTTGGCAAGAGTAGTTTTACCCGTTCCTGCTCTACCATATAAAAGTAAATGTGGGATATCACCATTTTCTAAATAACCACTTACTTTTTCTTTAAGGTGCTCATTACCTACATAATTTTCTAATGTAGTTGGTCTATAAGACTCAACCCACAAAGAATTATCTACTTGTTCATTATTTGTTTCTTCGAAAAATCCCATTTTATTTTTGTTTAACTAATTTCATATTATAATTGTTCACTTTTGGTTCTCTTTTAATACCATCCTTTAAGATAAGAGGTTGTTTAAATAATTTAGTATAAGAAATATGATGATGTGGTCTACCATCTTTATGCTTCTTATTAGTAAACTTTATAATATCACCCCAATTTTCTTTTAACTCATCGAACTTTTTTTGTAAACCAGTAAACTTCGTATTTTCTTCTTTATCTTCACCAAATTCATAAATAGTAGTGGTATTACCACCCTTCATTGTACCTGTTGTTTGTTTACCAGATAATAGTGAATTAAAGTTTGCAGTGCACAAATCACCAGTAGATAGAACTCTGAGGGTTAAATCGGTGTCTTCATTATATGTACCTCTCCACCTCTCGTCTAATCGTGTATCAAGTAATTCTGTGTTAATTAATATACATGAGTAAGTTCGTGTGTTCCTAATTACAGCACCTCTACCATTATCAATGCCAGGTACAAATGATGCATACTGACATGAAACTAATCCAAGATTTTTAAACATATCACTATAATCCTCCATAACTCTAAATACAACACCATCTTTTACTCTCTTTTGTATATTTTCATTCCAACGAAAAAACCCATCAATATTATCATCTATAATCCAATGTTTTTTATGTCCATTATCAATAGAATGTTGCCAAACAAAATTTCTAACAGGAATACCACCTTGTTTTCTTTCAGAAAAGTTCTCTGGTAATTTAATAACTTTATTTTTGTCTATCTTTGGATTTGATATATAATTATCGTACTCCGAAGGCTCTACACAAATATTAAAATCAATATCCATTTCCTCTAAAGTATCAATGGTTAGAGTTTTTTCCCATCTACCTTTTGTAATCACATAAATTGGATATTTAGGTTGTATTTTATGAGTAAATTCATACTCATATTCTTTTAGTGGATGGTCATCCAACTCATGATGAATATAACTTAATATAGTGGGTTTACGGTCAAATGCCTTAAAAAAGACATCTCGTTCTTCTTGATTATTTAATTTAACATCAAATACATACTTTTCAAGTAACCAATCAGACCACTTAAACTCAGGCATATTAAAGTAATCATCATCAATTAAGTCATTAAAATTAAGATAGGTATTATCCAATTCATATTTTAATGTGTAATCCCAAAAAGGGCCCTTAATCACAGTATTATTTAATATGTCTTCTACTGATTTTTTATTACTTGTATGTACCTTCATACTTATTTTGATTTATAGTTATCTGACCAAGTTTTATATTCACCAGATTCGACTCTACAACTCATATGGTCTGCCCAATGAATAATGTAAGGTAATTCTGTTTTTAATTCACCACCTTGGCTGTAGTTTATGAAGTACTTTTTAGTTGCCTCATTATATAAACCATCTGCCATTTTTATAGCCAACATTTCGTTTTGTGAATACTTAATACCATATTGGTTAAGTAACCAAAGTGCTCTATCAGTTACATCCATATAGTATATATCTGGATTTAACTTGAACACAGAATTTTGGTTTTTTCTATGCCAGTCTGATTCTTCTGGAATATAATGTGGAATTTCACCATCACCCAACTTACCCAAATCGTGATGTAATGCTGCAAAGAATAATTCCTCATCCGTAAAATTAATTAAACCACCTTGGTCTGCAAATAGTTTTTTAACACTAAATGAGTTTTTACAAACATTCATAACGTGGTCTATATAACCACCAACATATGCAGAATGGAAATGTAATTTACCACTTGCAGGGGCAATTGCAAGTTCAGTACCTAATTCATTTTCTGAGTACATATGAAGTAGTTTTTCTAATCTATCTCCACTAAATACCTTGTTTATAAAAGTTATAAACTTATCGTAATTGGTCTGTAATTGTTCTGCTGAATATTCTTTTACCATATTACTTAATCTCTACTAGGTAATAATTTGATACATAATCTCCTTCAACAAAGTTTAGATGTGCTAAACCATCAGATGAAATTTTTAGTGATGAACTAGAAGAACCTCTATTTGCAGTAAGAATTTCTTTTAAGTATTTACCAGAAAATGCAATTGGACTTACATCACCTTCACAAGTACAATCAACTGAGATAGAAATTCTATTTGAGTTAATTGAAGAATATCCTAAGATAATTTCTCCCTTACCATCTTTACAAGTGAATGTAAATGTATCTGCATCGGTTAATGCACCTTTAGATTTGATGAACTTGTTTACAAATTCATTATCTAGTGTAATTTCTACATTAAATGGAGGAAGTGTCTTTAAATCAGGTACAGCAGGTATAACCGATGGTGCTGCTAACATATACTGCATTTTAGTTCCATTGTCTGAGAATTTTAATGCACCAGTTACTTCTTCTACTTTGATTGTATTATCCAATACACCTAATAATCCCTTTAATTGTGATGTAGTGTAGATTCCAAACTCTCCATCAGGAAAATCTGTATCATTTACAGTTACATCTCCTAATAGTGTTTTGTCATCAGAAATCATTCTTACTGACATATTTGTTTTTTCGGATTTAATCATTACTGATTCTACCTCACCACCGAGATTATATCTACTAACGAATCCATTAAATTTTGATTTTTCCATAATTTACTTTTAATATTTATTTTAATGTTTACTAATATACGAATTTATTTTTAATTATCCAACTAAAAAGAGAAAAACTTTTCAGCAGTTTTTGTTGAGGATAAAACTTCACCCCAACCGAGTGCTCCGTAGAAGTCTTCTAGTTTACCTAAAAGTTCTCTTTCGAAGATTTTATCATAATCAATATAGGTATTGATTAATTCCATAATTTGAGGAGGGTCATTATAACCATTGAACCCAATTGCACCTAAACCATATGGGTTTTGTTTTAGATATACCCATTTTATTTTATCACCACCTTTTAGTGGTTCATATTGATTTTGTAGTTTATGATGTTTTATCAGTTCATTATATGTTAGTGCAGCCTTGACATGAGCAGGAGTTCCTTTCATAAACTGAAACATTGCAGTTTGGTCTTTTTTCTTTGGTTTGTATTTTGACAAATTCTTTACACCACCTGCTTTTGCAATATTAATGACTGGCATTGTTGATAAACTATTCTTAAAGTCATGTATTCTATCAGTTAATTGTTCCTCAGTATCACCTTTCAATATCTCAATAAGTACATTACTCATAAACTCTCTAAATGCTGCTGGATATGATGACCTAACTACATCTAATCCTTTTACATCTAATTCATCACAAGGTACACCATTGTTCATAATAATCCATTGTGCGTATCTTTTCTTTGCAATCCAAATACCTGCTTTTGAAACGTATTCTTTTTTAATTTCAAATCGATGTTTATCTTTATCTACATTAAACACCTTTTCTGAAAGAATATCATAGAAGTCATTAAGGTAGTCTTGCATTTCACCTGCAATATCATCTACATAACCAGCAATTACAACTTGTTCTTCGTTTTTCCAATTAGGGTATCTTTTATCCATTAGAGGAACTGCAGAGAAAAATACCGAATCAGTATCAATGTATATATTAGAGTCAGCATTAGGAGTACCAAGCTCCTTGTTGTACTTGATGTTAGCCATATCAGCAGTTGATTTAATAACTGTCTGTCCTGTTGTGGTAACAGCGGCAGCGTTATCAATATCATAGAACCGAAAGGCAGGAAGACCAAGCACACCATATAAAGAGTTAAGTAAAATTTTCTGAACCAACTGACGGTTTTTGTACCATTCGTATTTTGCTGTATCTCCTTCTTTTCCATATTTCTTCATTTGATTTTTGAACTCAACCCTCTGAGAAAACCATAAGTCTAATACATCAGGTATTAAACCAACTTTGTCAGTACGATATAATACACCATTTGATGCAACTGAAAATTTACTCTTTTCAAAAAATATTTTTAAATTTTCTTGTGTAATGGTATCACCATTTATTATCCAACTGTCTCTTTTATCTTTAACGAACTCTTGTGCATCCCAATTTTCAATCTTACCAACTTTTGTTTCTGGTGAGATGTTTATAGTCATAATAATAGATGGATATAGAGATGTTAAATCCAAATCATAAATCCATTCATACTTTCCAACAATAGGTGCTTTAACATATGCACCTATAAACTTACCACCACCTTCTTCTTTTAGAGCGTCCATCATCTCTTGTCTATCAGCAGGTTTGTTTGGTGCCACAATATTTCTTCTTTTCAAATAAGTTAAAAGTGCACCTTCTAGATATTTTGATGAATATACAAAATCTTCATAAGGAACGTGTCCTGCATGACAGATACCTCGTGCAGTATCAATGAATTGTAGTTTTTTATCAAATTCAACTACTAACTCGACATCCACTAAGTTATACTCAATAAACTTCTCAATATCTTCTTTAAAAAGAATATCTAAGTTTCCATCATATTCAATTTTCTTTCTATTTAGTTCTTTTTGGGCAACCGAATCCAATCGGTAAGATGCAAGTTGAGTATATGTAAAGTTTTTATAAAGTGATATGTAATCTAAATAAGATACACCTGCCATAAAAAACCTTTTACGATATGGAGACCAAAAACACTCACCGATTGGTGATAATCTATTTGCAGTTTTTTCTCCTAGTAATCGTTTGATTCTATTATATAACATCGGTGTATCAAAGTAATCAATATTCCAACCTGTAACAATTGTTGGATTTATCATTTCATATAACTCCAAATATTTAAGTAACATTTCCTCTTCGGTTCTAAAAGGTATTACTATACACTTATCAGTCTTTTTTTCTATTAAGTCACCTGCTTTATCCATTACCAATACCCAATATTGATTAGTTGCAGAATCATGAAGTGCAATTGAAGTTAATTCGTTAGTTGCCTCTTCTGGATTGGGTAAACCACTTTCCATTTCACACTCAATATCATAAGTAAGTGTAACGTGACCTTCTGATGGTAAATCAGATTCGGTATAAGTATCTACCAAAACTCTTGTAGTTTCTGCTACATCAGATTCAAACAAACCTGGGTCATCTTTGTGGAATTTGTATATCTTTGTTACTTTATCTCCATAAAGTGTTGTAAATTCACCTCTATCTGCTTTTTCATATGCATAACGTGTGTATGGAAAATTAAAATAACCTCTTTTATCATCCCAAATATGGACTAGGTTTTTTTGTCTTTGGTAATATGCGTTTTGGTACATTAATTTTTTGTTTGGTACAAATATACGAAATATTTTTTAATAATCAAAGAATTCTTTTGATTTCTTTTCAATTCTAACTAATCTATCGTAGTCCTCTATTCTTTTTTCTGAAATTTTGTGGTATTCCTCTGAAATTTCAAATCCTATGTAATTTCTACCTAATTTTTTTGCAGAAAGGGCAGTTGTTCCACTTCCCATAAAACAATCCAACACCACATCATCTTTGTATGTGAATATTTTAATTGCTTTACTTGGTATATCTTCCGAAAAAGTTGCAGTAGTTAATGGTCTTGAATCATTGAAATATTTCCATTCTGCAAATACCAACTCATAAAACTCATCTTTATCTTCTTGTGAATAAATCTTTTTAGGTTTACCATCAATTTCTTTTTCTTCATATTCCCATTGAGATTCTCCTTTGTTTAATTTTATATGAGATTCTTTATATCCCAGAAGAACACATTCTTTTACATTACATACATGAGGACCAGATGCAGACATCCAACTTCCCCAAGCAGTAGATTTAGACCTATTGGATGCAGGTTCATTTAAATCAACCATACCAAAGAAATTAAATCCAACCTTTTTCATTACTGCGTAAAAATCGGCAGTAAAAAACACTCTACCACCTCTTTCTTGAAAGTTTGTTTCATATGGAATGTTGATTGCAATCCTACCATCTGGCTTAAGTGTTCTATAACACTCTTTTAACCAAGTTTCAACCCATTGAAAAAACCCATCATATGACATCGTGTCATCCCAATCAGAATAGTTGATACCAACGTTATAAGGAGGTGATGTTACAATTAGGTCAATAAAGTTATCTGGTGTTTTTGAAAACATATCTAATATGTCTCCATTATATAATTTATTTACTTCCATTTAAAAAACTTCTTTACATTTTCATTATGACTTATTCTTTTTTTAGATACTTCGTAGTATTCCTCTGATATTTCACTTCCAATAAAATTTCTATTCATTTGTGATGCAACCTTTGCAGTAGTACCACTTCCCATAAATGGGTCATACACTACATCATTGGATTCCGTAAATAAATTTATGAAAAATTCTGGTAACTTTTCTGGAAACACAGCTGAATGTGATTTATTTCCTGCCTCGGATGCCATGTGAAGAACATTATTAGGTAAAACTAAGTCTTTATCTACCCAATTTGCTCGTTTAACACCAAACCCACTACCAACAGATGATTCTTGTCTCTCTTGGTCGTATTTAGTTGGGTTTTCAAGTCTTGTTTTTGCCCAACTACCAATAGGAATTTTAACTTGGTCTTGGTACATATTAAATTTTTTCTCTTTGGTAAAATGTAGTAATCTCTCCCACCCATCTCTTAATCGATTCGGCCAATAACCAGGAAATGAATTTTTCTTATGCCACATATATTCTTCTGTCCATAACCAACCTTGTTTTCTGAGTTCAATTATGAGTTCTAATACATAGGTATGTCTTTCACCATCTACTACGTTCTCCTTTATGTTTAGTATAAATGAACCACTTGGACTCAAAACTCTTTTTAGTTCGTTAGAGATACCTAAAAACCACTTAGAGTAATCATCTGGATGAATACCACCATAAGTTGACTTTCTTCTATCTGCATACGGTGGTGATGTTACTATTAAGTCAATAGAATCATCATCCATTCTTTTCATTGTATCTAAACAATCTTCGTTATAAATTACATTTAACTCCATTAAAAGAATGTGTGGTTTGTTACTTTACTTTCGGCAAGTTTAGTGTACTCTTCACTAATTTCACTACCAATTACGTTTCTATTGTGTTTTCTACCAACTCTATAAGTTGTACCACTACCCATAAATGGGTCATAAACTAAGTCACCTTCTTTACTACAAGATAGAATTACATTTTCTACCATCTTTTCTGCAAAGGGTGCAGGGTGGTTTGGTTCTTGACTTCTTGGTATTGACCAAATATTCTTTTTGAAAAGAGCATTGTTTCGGTCAAAATAAGGAACTGATTCTTTGTTCTTTTTAATCCAAAATATCCATTCAGTAAAAGGTAAGAAGTAAGTTTTATCTATTTTAGGAGTTCCACATTTATCCCAAACAATTATTTGTTTAAGTGGAAAATCATATACAAAACTAGGATGTATTGTAAGATGATTAGACATTATATCTATATGATTATAAAATATAGAACCATTTGGTTTTAGAACTCGTTGACATTCAGAAATTATCTTTTTTTGCCAATCTATATATTGTTCTTGTGGTAAGTTATCATCGTATGTAGAGTATTCGATTTTTCTGATAAAACTACCTTTTGTTTTATTCTTGTTCTTAATCCAATGATTTTTATTGTATGGAGGGGAGGTAACAATAAGGTCAACAGACTCATTCTGCATTTTACACAGAGTCTCTAGACAATCTTCATTGTAGATTTTATTTAATTCCATTTGTAACCTTTATTTAGTAAAAAATTTACTATTCTTTAATAATACTATTGAATGCTTTATGGTATGCATCTACTCTTCTAATCTTTGGAATACTTCCCATAATCTTAGATGCTTCTTCCATCACTTCAACTCGTAAACCATACGAGTGAGATTCCATTAGTATTTCTTCAATTTCTCTTTCCTCGGTCATATTAATTGTATTATAAGCTACCAGACCAAAATTCATTCAAATGTGTCCAAGTTTTATTTTTCACAATTTTAATGATATTGGCCGAAGAACATTTGTTGTTTCGAGCCATAACCCTAATGTTTCTATGGCCCATTTTCCATAACTTTCGTATTTCTAAAACCTGGTCATCCGTTAGTTTTGCTGATGGATGTGTTTGACCTCTTAATATTGGCATTCTTTATAAAATATCGTTTAATGCGTTTTTATATGCTAACTCCGATTGAGCACCTTGTAATCTTTGAACTTCCGTTCCATTCTTTTCAATTACCACTACTGGAATTGAACGAACATTATACTTGGCTGACTCTTCTTGGTGTTCATCTACGTTAATATACGAAAATTTTACCGAATTTCCAAATGATTCTTCTAATTTTTTAAAAGTTGGTTTTAGCATCCTACAAGGGCCACACCAATCTGCTTCAAATTTCTTAATTTCTATCATAAC